AGTAGAAGTCCGCACATAAATGATACCCACAGGTATAGCACATGAGATGTAAATGCAATAAACTCCATCCATTCAGTATACGTCATCATCCCCCTCGTAAAGTGGGCATGGTTCTTCGAATAACAATAGCATTCGCATCTCTTTAACTTTTTCCTGCAACTTTTCGTAGTCTTCTTCAGTCATAATGTGATGTTCATCCATGAGAATACGGGTGGTATTACTCCAATAAGTCGAAGTAAACCCTCAGCAAAAAGTGCAAGAACAACCCAACCAACACACATACTAATAATCGAAGCATTCCGATTATGACGACGTATTGCAGCATCGATCATCTCCTGGACTTCACTGCGACTTACATAATCATCATCAAAAGGACTCATCATTTCTCGTCCCCCAGATACTTTGCTGCTGGATCTTTTTTAGTCTTTACTATAGCACAAGCTCTTTTGTAAAACATGTTGTCTGTATTCCCAGACTCTTCAAAAACAGCTTTGACCTTTACCCAGTTTTGATAAGTATGATCGTCCATGTGTTTTTAGCTTATTTACTAGTTATGATATTATTCTAGTGACTAGTAAAAAACTTGCATGGTTTATATCGATACCGTAACACTGTTTAAGAAAATATTAAATATTAAATATTAAATAAAAAGGAAGATCAGGGATTCGAAGTTTTAGCGGACTTCAAAGTCCAACTTACGAACATTGCGTTGTCTTCTTGCCTCTTGCCAGGCAATATCTTCAGGACTTAAAACATTATTTGATTGCTTTGACTTGTAAGTGTTTAACATAACTACCTGAGATAAGTCAACTGCAGAAATATTTTCATAATCTCTAATGGTTGCCATATTTGGACAACCACAAGTAACAGTTTTTCCGACAACCCCTAAAAGTTCTTTAGAACATGACTTGCATCTTATTTTTACAGGATCCATAATATAACATGCTTTCTTATTATTTATAATGGAGAATAGCGGACTCGAACCGCTGACAGCCTGCTTGCAAAGCAGATACTCTACCAACTGAGCTAATTCCCCTTGCCCGTTAGGTTGGACTCGAACCAACTACTGAATGTAAGGAACCAAAAGGTTCAGAGCGAAATACGGGATTCGAACCCGTGACACCAACTTGGAAGGATGGGATGTTACCACTACACCAATTTCGCATTTGATGGAGTAAGTGTGATATATCTCATAAGGATATAACAGTGACTTACCCTCTATCACTTTTATATATTACACCAGTTCTTGGATATTGTCAAGTCCAAAGGTTATGGTCATATTCCCAGTGGCAATTTGGACATAATGGCATTATGTTTTCCTTTGAGTTTATAACACTAATCATAACTTCTTCACTAAAAGAAGATATTGGTTTTATGTGAGCAATTTCTATATGTTTATTATATCCACATTTAACACATTCGGTAAATCCAAGTTTTTTTCCAAATGCTCTTGCTCGTGTTCTTACCAAAGCAAATGCTGAGGACTTGTGATGTTTTTCATATATTGCTTCTTTAAGGGTCATATCTTTTACTTCTCTATCTTTTAACCATATCAAATAGTGTTCTTTACAACGAGCACGATTTGCTGTTATTGCTTTTCCACAATCAATACATTTATGCTCTGGTTTTCTTTTAGGAACTTTTTTATTATTATAAGAAGCAGCACAACTTCTTCCACAAAATTTTGGATTTTTTGTTTCTACTTTACAAAACAAGCACTTATTCATAATGGAACCTTAAAGTTATTTTTATTTATAAACCTTAAGGTTCAAAAAACGTCTCAGGAGGGACTCGAACCCCCGACCAACTGCTTAGCTTACCACTACGGATTTCCCCGCCATTTCTGTTTGTGGTCTGGACTTTCTCTTTACCATATCCTAAAAGGACTTAGGCACTTCCCGTCAAGTCTCTACACCTTCATCTTACGATGCTTGGCTCGGGATTATCATAGTCTTAAGACTTTAGAGTTCCCCGAATTTGAGAAGTTACATTTATAAAGTTTCCCTTATAAAGCTCCTTTGTTAAAGGCAGATGCTCTTTCCAACTGAGCTACTGAGACAAGAGACCTCCCTGTTTGTGCATCGTTGAGAGGCATGGGAGGGGTGAGACTTATACGAAGTGTGGACCTTCGCTGCTCATAAGACAATCATACCAGTTAAAGATTTGATTGTCAAGTGTTTTGAGGTCTTACTGGATTTATGAAGTGGCCAGTTTCTACACTAGTTAAAACCTCATTTTTATTTATTCATCGCCCAAAACAAGATATGTCATTTCTTCTTGATCTGGAGGAATATTGATCCATTCATCAAACTCTTCTGCAATCGCTACTGCGTCAAACTGAGATTCAATATCACCTTCTGCAAGGTCATGGATTCTATTGATTGACCATTCACGAATAAGTTTTACTGGTTCAATCGTCTTTTCCATAATAATCTTTTCTGAAGTATCTGCTGAGGATGTTACTATTGTAGTATGCTGGTTCTCCTGTGTCAAGGGATTCGGTGAGGACGTTGTTCTGGAAGAGTTGTTTTGTTTCTTCAAAGTTTGTTTTGCCTTTTGTTTTGTGGAGGGAGAGGATAGTCCGTCTGAATATCCCCTTGCCATATTTTTCCACATCTTCTTTAAGTTCTGGGCAAGATCCATAATAGTTTTTATAGGTGTTATCATCTTAAGATATTTATGGAATAAAGTCAAGAATATTTTCAGTATAAATATTTTTATGGTAGAAAATATTTTTATGACTTGGAAGTATAACAGTGAAGATTTTATAGAGTCCCCAAAGGGGATAGAAGGATTTGTTTATCTAATAACAAACTTAACCAATGATAGAAAATATATTGGAAAGAAATCTTTTTGGACAAGAAGAAAAGATAAAAAAACTGGTAGAAGAAAAACAAAAGAAAGTGATTGGAAAAATTATTTTGGTTCCTGCGATGAACTAAATGAAGATGTAAAACTTCTTGGTAAAGATATTTTTTTGAGGGAAATTCTTTATTTGTGCCCTCACAAAAAATCAATGTCTTACTATGAAACCATGGAACAATTCAAAAGAGATGTTCTAATGACTGATGATTATTATAACACAAATATTGAAGGAAGATTTTTTGTTAGTGAAAGATCTGGAATATATGAAGTTGTTATGAAAAATGATAAGTTTTGTGATATGAGAAGTGAGAAAATGAAAGACAAATCATATAACCCAATGTATAAACCAGAAGTTCGTGAAAAATTTAGTAAGATGTATTCGGGTGAAGGGAATCCAATGTATGGAAGAAAACTCACAGAAGAACATAAAAAAACACTTACTACATCAAGAAATGTTAGAGTAAGTGATGGAGAAAATGTTTGGGAAAGTGTTACTTCATATATGAAAGATAAAAAAATTGGGTTTAAAAAATATAAAGCACAATTACAAGAGGGATTAATTTTTATCGTTAACTAATTCTATTATATTTTCTCCCAACGTATTGTCGTTGGTTGGAGAGATTGGTAATGTTATAAACAAAACCAAAGTAGTCCCCAATATCATCGCTATTAAAAGCTCGTTCCATGTAAATCCAAGGATTTTCATAATCAATATCGATATTCATCAAGTATATCAAGAACTTTGTTTAAGTATTTATGAGCAAGATCTCTCTCACCCTTCAATACTGATGAAGGTTCTTGATCTACCTGAGTCTTTAATTTTAGCACACGAACCTTGAGTTCGTCTTTCTTTACTCCATTGCTTGGCATAAAAAATGTTGTATCTTCACTATCTATGTTGTTATTCCAGTAAACTCATCAAGCACATCATGATTTCCAAACATAAAGTCATCATATTCTGCTGCTCGTTTATAAGCATCTAAACAAAGTTTAACTTCATCCTTGCTTGGTTTAGGAGGAGTCAATGGTTCGATTGAATCCATAAACTCCCACTCTTCTTTATATTTTTCTATACTATAGCTTGAATCCTGAGAATGTGTTGGACTGGACATCTTGTTTAATTCCTCCTACTAAGTAAGATTCTGATTCAGTCTCCTGAGGAGCAACTTGAAGACCTTTGGAAGAAATCCAATGCTGCGTCCATGGGAGTGGATTATTATTCGCAGAAATATCATACTGAGGTTTTAACCCGATTGCTTTTAATCTCCTATTGGCAATCCATTCTACATACTGTTTTAGCAGTTTGTCGTTCAAACCAATCATAGATCCATCTTTGAACAAATAATCTGCCCACTTCTTTTCTTCATTTACGGCAAGATCAAATGCCTTATAAGTCCACTCTTGTTCTTCATCTATGATCTTTTTCATTTCAGGATCATCACCAGATTTCCATTTGTTCAAAATGTTTTGAGTAATTGCAAGATGCTGATTTTCGTCTCTGGCGATGAGAGAGATAATCTTAGCGGATCCTTCCATAAGTTTGAGTTCTCCAAATGCAAACGAGCAAGCGAAGGAGACATAGAACCTAATACCTTCAAGAATATTGACATTTGCAACTGCTCTGTACAGTTTTCGTTTGACATCATTGATCTCCCATTTAGAACTTGGTGAAGATCTGAAGTCTTCTTTCCACATATTGCCAGTGCCCCACATTTGAGCACTACGAATAAAGTCATCATATGCTTCTGTAACGCTTCTAGAACGCTCTAGAATACGCTCGTCAGTGACAATCTTATCAAATACTTCAGATGGGTCTGAATAAACGTTTTTAATGATGTATGTATAAGAGCGACTATGGATCATTTCCATGAATCCCCACACTTCTATACATGCCTCAAGTTCAGGGAGTGAGCAATATGGAAGGAATGCCATATTAGGTCCACGACCCTGAATAGAATCAAGCATGATCTGATACTTCAAGTTAGAAGTATAGATGTGTTTCTGTTCTGGTTCTAGTGTTTGATAATCTCCACGATCTTTTTGTAGTGAGACTTCCTCTGGTCTCCAAAAATATCCAAGTTGTTGAGTAGTAAGTTTATCAAAGATTGGATATTTGTAAGAATCATATCTTTGTGGACCTAAAGGTTTACCAAAGAACATTGGTTGCTTTTTAGTGTTCACTTGTTCAGTATTAAATACTGTCATACCTTCAATCGTATTAATCTGTTCTTTGGTTGTCAGAAAGTCGTATTGCATTCGTTGCCTCGTTAAAATATAAAGTCGTTAGATTTTGCAGGATTCACAATCCTCTTGTTCATACTCTTCTATTTGATTTAGTAAATCTTGAAGTTCTGATTTTTCTTCATCAACTTCATCACTCTTACTATCGTAAGTATTTTGATAATAAGATGTCTTCCAACCGTACTTGTATGTGGTTAGTAAGTCTTTTGCCATTTCCGAAACAGGCACTTCTTTGTTTGGATAGTTTTCTGGATTATAAGACCAGTTTCCACTGATTGCCTGATCAAAGAACTTTTGAATGACTGAAATGCACTTGATGTATCCGTCATTATTTTCCATATCCCATAGAAGAGTATAGTTATTCTTCAGTGTAGAATAGGATGGAACAATCTGCTTAAGAGGCCCTTGTTTTGACTTTTTAATGGACAAGTATCCTCTAGGAGGTTCGATTCCATTGGTAGCGTTTGACACAACGGAACTGCTTTCTGAAGGCATTTGTGCGGACAATGTTGAGTGCCTAAGACCGTGATCCAAGATGGATGCCCTAAGCTTCTCCCAATCACGTTCTAACTCCTGGTTGCTAATCTCGTCTACATCTTTCTTATATGTATCAATCGGAAGAATTCCATCTGCATACTTTGTACGACCAAAGTTTTCGCACCAACCCTTTTCCTTTGCAAGTTGATTAGAAGATTTCAAGAGATAAAACTGAAATGATTCTGAGAGACCATGAATTGCATCCCATGCTTCCTGAGAGTCATATTTAAACCCTAGTTTAGCAAGGTAATGTGCTAGACCAATAAAACCAATTCCAAGGGATCTACGTGCCCTTGTAGCGCGTTCTGCTGCCTTCACAGGATACTCCTGGTAGTCAATCAGTTCTTCGAGTCCACGGACGGAAAGATCACACAACTCTTCAAGTTCAGAATCCGATTTAATCTTACCAACATTAATAGCAGAAAGAATACACAGAGCAATCTCACCAAACTCATCATCAATATGAATGATAGGATCTGTTGGGAGTGTAATCTCTTGGCAGAGGTTAGACATGTTAACCTTGTCTTTAAAAGATGAGTGTGTATTGGAATGGTCGATATTCATAATGTAGATACGACCAGTCTCTGCCCTCTCCTTCAGAAGGTTTAGAATGAGTTCTTGAGCACCGATAGTTTTTCTTGGAATAGACTGATCTGATTCATAATCATTGTATAGTGCATCAAATCTATCAGTACCAAAAGCATCATACAGAACAGGAACGTCGTGCGGACTGAAGAGGGAGATGTCTTGGTTGTTGATGAAACGCTCATAGAACAGCTTGCTGATTTGAATGGAGTAATCTAGTTTACGAACTCGGTTATCTTCTGTGCCTTTGTTGTTCTTAAGGACTAGAATGTCTTCGATTTCTTGGTGCCAGATTGGGAAGTGGACAGTCGCTGATCCACCTCTGATGCCATTCTGAGTGCAGCATCTGACAGTTGCTTCAAACTTTTTGAGGAAAGGGACAACGCCTGTGTGCTGA